AGAAGGCAATTCTTCTTTAGACATTCTATTAGTAACTATTTTACTTTGGGATTTCTCTCCCGAAGTTATTTAGTATCCTCCTTCAGTCCGTCCTTTAACATTTTTGCAAGTTCTGCTGTAGATCCTACAAAAAGAGCATTATTTACAGTAGATGGACCTTTAGATGTTTTTTCTTCTTCAACATCTTTTAATTTTTTCTGAAGATCCATCAGTTTATCTGTTGCATCGGCAACATTTTTAATCAACTGACCTGCAACTTCATATGCTCTAGGCATTTCACTTTCTTGTGCAAGTTCAAGAATACCATTTATTGCTTCTTGTCCCTTTTCAATTATGGAATATAAATTTCCTCTCGTATAATCATAATCTTTTTTTACATCATCAACAGTTTCTCTTATTTTTTCAACTTTTTTTTCCATCACTTCCGGTTGAATGAGATCATCATCTGTGTTAAATGTTTCGTTCAGTCCGTCAAATTTTTTTGTCATAGATGCCATTAGAACCCACCACTAAATCCAAAATCGTCACCAGTTTGAATAAGAGCATTATCTGCGGCATCAATTTTATGAACTGCTGCTCCGCCCAAATGATTTGAAATTGTACTTCCATCCTGACCACGGTTGACGGTAATTTTATTACCAGTAATTGATTTGATGAACATTTCTTCTCCATCAATATCGATATAAGTTCCTTTCGTTAAAGTAGAACCATCCGCAACTTCAAATGTTTTTGCAGATATGGTTATGTCTGCAGTAAGAGTGGTTGCTGCATCTCCAGTATAATTTTTGATTGCTCTTGGAGTTGCTGAGTATGAAACTTCTCTTGTTGTATTTGAAGTATCCGTTCCAGTGAGATAACTGACAGTAGCCTTTTTGATGACATCCTTGGTTGCAGAAGATGCAGGACCAAATAGATATGTTTTTGCAGTAAATCTAAATGTATAAAGAAGAACTCTTCTAGAGGTAAAGTCTCCTTCATAATCATCTTGCATAGTGATATTTTCCAAGATTATTGGAACATCTCTTTTTTCTTTAATAGATTCAACCAACTCTACTGAAAGGTTATATGCTGGTTGAAAGTATGGTAAGATTTGTTCTACAATTTGCAATGCATCATCATTTAATTTTGCCATAACAGACAGTTCAAACTGCATGTTATATGGAACTGGCATATATGCCTTCTTTGTCTCAGTTCCATCATCCGGATCTTTGACTGTAAATTTTTGGGTTGTGGATACTTTCCTTGATGGATCATAAGTTAATCCAGTAAACTCAAAAGACATCCTCGGCAAAGTAATTGCAAAGGGTTTATTGAGGTCTGGAGACTGCTCTAGTCTTGCTAAAAACTTCTGGGTAGGTCCATATGCCAAAGGAACTTTTACAACGCTTACAACGTTATCTGAGGAGTCTTCATGCTTAATGCTAATATCATTGAAAAGCGTACCAAAAGATATAATGGTTCTCCTCAATATTTCGTTGTAAAAATATTCAAACATTTTTAATTCTACAATATCTCAAGTATAAGATATTTTATTTAGGGCATTCCAAATGGGTTCTGCTCACTGAAGTCTATGATACTATCTGCTTCTGCTTCAATATTAATATTGTCAGCAAATCCATCATCTATTGGTTGAACATCAATAACACGTAACTCATAAGAAGCACCAGAAGTTGCACCTACTAAAGTTTCTCCTGAAACAAAATCTCCAGAAATTGTTCCAACTATAAGAACATTAGTTGATGCATCCCATGTTCTAACTCTTGCTGTAGTTCCACTAGAAGAACCAGTGATAATTTCATTAAACGCAAATGTGCCAGAACCATTACTCTCCGCACTATCAACAACAATCGTTGGGGCAACAGAATATCCAAGACCTGCATTTGTAATATAGATGTTAGTTATAGTTCCAGCAGCACTAACTATGGCAGTTGCAGCAGCAGAAACTGTAGTAACTCCGGTCAAAAATACTTCATTTGTAAAATTAATTGTTGGATTATCGATATATCCAGAACCACCTGATGTTATTGTTACAATACCTACAACACCATTTCCAATTGTAGTTGTGGCAGCTGCTCCAACTCCATTTCCTCCCCCAGAAAATTTTACTCCAGGTGCTACAGTATATCCAGCACCTGAATTGGCAACATTAACTGCCTGAACTGATTGTAATCTTGAATTTGCATTGAGGTTACAGACATTAATGCCACCAATCATAGTGGCAATACCAATTGCTGTTGTACCGCCTGCTGGAGCGGACGTGACACCCACTGTAGGGACACTACCGTACCCACCGCCTCTATTCGTAATTGTGAAGAATCGGACTCCTCCATCAAATATACTAACAGTTGCAGCTGCAGTTGAACTTGTGCCGACTAATGTAAGAGTTTGAGTTGGACCTTGAATAGTATTAATTCCATCATCAGTTGATCCATCATAATTTTCGCCAATTAAATTGTTATCAACTTCTTCAACTCCAGTTGAAATAACCTCATCTTCCAACTGAAAGAGTTCACAATAAAGTTCATATATGTAAAGGTTCTGTAATTGATAATATGGTTTTGCATATTCTACATCTTTTATCTCATAAATTCTATCATCAAGAGGAAACCAAATTAAATCTCCACTTTTAGGTCTTGTTGATAATTTTATATTTGATTGATCTTGAATCAGTGGAGTTATATAGTTTTCAAATCTTTCTTTTGATATAATAAGTCTTACTTCATCTTTAGATTCTATACCAAATTTTGATAATAAATTTCCTGCTCCAGAATATTGATCATAATTGTCAATATATGCTTCTAAAGGAAGTGCTATATCAAATTTTGACTGGACAACTTCTCTTATTACAGTATTTTCTGATAGATACTTTCTAGGTAGATAAAAAATATCTACTCCATAAGTTCTAAGTTGCTCATTTATTAAATCCTGAACAAGATTTTGCTCAGAAGATGTTCCTTGAGAGAAAAAGGGATTTAATACCATCAGCCTATCATATCAAGTGGTGGAAGTTCATATGTATTTGACATCTGCTCTCTAATTATTTCCAAATCTCTTTGGGCATCATCATATATTTGCCTTCCGTTAAGTTCTATACCACCAGGTAATTTGACTCCTTGAAATTTAATTAAATTTTGACCCCATTGTCTTTTAATTAATGCTGTCAAATATCTTTTTAAAAAGGAATCATTATACACCCGAGTAAAATCATTTGGATCTAAAAGTCTCCAACAATCCAAAACAATATATTCGTTTGGTGCAACGGTGCCCCAATCTATATCCAAATATAATCTGTCTTGTCTTTGATTAAATCTAATTTGACTTTCAGTATTCAGTAAAAAATCAATATCAGCAAGTGTTGTCTTTGTCATTGCATATGTTAACATCTCCATCGAACTGAAGAAGTATATATCATTCAAAAATAATTGATATTTTAGACTAAACATTCCACCTGATATTGTGTTGCTATCAAATCTAAAAATTTTATTAACGCCAATTACTGAGGGTGGAACCTGAATATAATTACTATTCTCAGTATAACTAAATGTTTTTGCTGTTCCAACAATAGTTGTATCTACTGTTGTTGTTACAATCCCTACCGAATTCGTTCCCCTTCCTCTATCAATATCTTCTTGAGTTATCTTATATTTTAAATATGTCTGTACTACTCCATCAAAATGTCTTTCATGAAAATATTGTAGCGCATCATCTACAAGATCGTCTACTTGCTCATCGGCAATATTAATTTCAAGGACTGGAGCCCCCAATTGCCTTTTGCAATAATTGATTAAATCTGATCTACTTGCTGGTTGTGCCATATATTCACAAGTTTCCTAAATGTATTTATGGTGCTGAAGAAACTGGATTGATTACCATTACATTGCCACTCGCAAGAGCATAGGTTGTAGAACCTTTACTTACCAATACATCAAACATATATCTTCCTTCTGTAGTTCCTCTAGTATTTACTGCACTTAATGACAATTTAATTTTGCCATCATATGCACTGGTAAATCCAACTGTCAACGAACTAGTTATTCCTAAAGTAGCTCCAACCGCAACACTTTTTGATATTGCTGCAGATCCAGAATATTCAGTCAAATCGAATGCAGTATTTGATGTACTAAGAACATTTAAATCTGCAGAAAAATCTGCTCCACCATACATGGTCAAATTTATTCCATAAGGAACTCCTGAGTCAGGATCAAAAGTAATGTTTTTAGTTGCCATCTACTATTCCTATTAGTTTCATTGTTTCTTGTTGCTTATAATAAAGTTTGCAAAAGGACTTTGCAATGTTCTTTAATTCATCAGGATCATTACAACTATCTATCTCTGATGCCACTTTAGTATAAGCAAATTGCTTTGACAGATTACTTAGTTCTATGCTATCGGGATCCATTTAATAACTCCTTTAATAGAGATTTAATTTCATTTAACTCACCCTGCATATTAGCAAAATTTTCTTCAATATTTTGTATCTTATCATTCTTTTCGGTTTTTACCTCACGTCTTGATAGATATTGATTATACTCCAAGGTATTTACATTAACAACTGCATTTGTTTTAGGATCTCTTGCGAGATCCTTATGCCCTTCTAAATCATAAAAATCCATATTATGCTAATGCAATTACTCTCAAATCTTTGATCCTTGGAACAAAACATTGAGTATTGGATGACAATGAAAGTTTTACTCTATAAGTTCTAAATTCTGGGAGTTGATCAACCGTAAATGTATACTCCCTATAGTCAACATTTTCACTATCAAATGCCTTTGTATTAGACTTAACAACATAAGAATCAGATTCTCCATTGTTATTTTCTTTAGCAATTACCTGTCCCCTAGAATTGATATTTGAATATCCTGGGAAGGGAGTAAATATTGGATCAAATCCAGGTTCATTATTTACTGCAAAGAATGCTCTAATGTCAGATTCTTTTCCAATATGAGCAGCAACAATAATTTTAATTGATGATGCTGAATTTTCAAGAACAATTTCTTTAGAAATGTATTGACATCCTGTAGGATCTTCCTGAACACTGTCAACTCTAGAATCTGTTGCATAGTTTGTAATAATATTATTAACTCTATTTGAGGTAATAATGGCATTAACTCTCTGAGCATCAATAACCGGACTTATACGACTATCTGTAGTGTTCAGTGCCAGACTCATTTGCATAGACTTACCACCAATAACATTAGTTAATTTCAAATCTTCATTCACTTTAGATGCAATCATTCTTGGAGTATCAAAATAATTTTTTTGATTTATGGAAATATTTTCAAGTCCAGAATCTACGTATGGAATTTCATTACCACTGAAACTCTTACTTGTTGTTGTTCTTATCTGAGCAGTAATATTTGTTCCAGGAACTGTAAGATTTTGAACCTGAGGAGTAATAATTTCAAATGGCATATTTTGAGTAGCCCTTATATTTCTACCTCCAGTAGATTTTGTACTTCCAATATAAAGTTTTGGATATCCAACATCAGTGCTTCTATCAGTTCCATTAGAACTTAAATCAACTTTAACTTTATATGAGTCAAAAGTGAATGGATCTAATTGAGTCACATTATTTAAATTGTGAGTAGTATTAATTCTATTCAGATTAATACCAGAGTTTTCATACTTAAATACTGGAGTTCCAACTGGGTAACTTCTTGGTTCACTTCCCCTAATAATGCTACCACCAATACTATTTCCAGAAACATTTGTGTATTGAATAATTTCTTCACCAATTAAAAGATATCCAGCGTTAGTAGTTCCAACACCAACACCTTCAAATGATGAGAATGTTGTTGCTCCACCAACTACAATAGAACCTGTAGATCCAGAAGTATACTCCGCAGTTAGTTTTGTTGGTCTAATATCGGGAGCAACTCCAGATATTGCAACACGATTATCCGCAAAATACATTCCATGATTCTGATGATTTACTATGAAGTGCAATCCATCATCATCTACATTGATATTTGAAATTTGAACATCTCCACCAACTCCTCCGGGAAGTCCATAGTTAAGTTCTGTTGTAATTCCTGCGCTGCTAGTATACATTATAGTATTAGCAGATCCAACAATAAATTCACCTTGAACAGAATTAAAAATCAATTCGTTAGTTTGTCCAATACCAGCAACAGTAAGTCTTGCATTTGTTCCAATTGTTGCTATTCCTATTGTGGAAATTCCGAGAACATCACCAACTTGATAACCAGATCCACCATTATTAGAAACAGTTGCTCCACTAGAAACTATAGTACCATTTACAATGGTAATGTCTGCTTGAGCACCTCTTCCATTTCCAGTAATTGTTACAAGATTGACACCAGAGAATGTAAGACTTGCATCTGCAGGAGTATATCCAAGACCGGCATTACTTATCCCAAGTCCTCCACTTACTGATCCAGCAGTTCCTACAAGATTTCCACTTGCATTTGTTTTTTGTTGTGTAAAAGTATTTCCAATTTCATATCCAGCATCTGCAACTGTAGTTCCAAGACCAACTCTAATTTGTCTAGAGTTCATAATAATTGAATCTGGAAGGAGATTTGGAATTTGATTATTTCCTCTCGTAAGTTCAGGACTATAGAACTCTACATTACCATTTTCAAGGAAATCTGCTCTATAAAGAGTAAACTTAAGATCTTCCCATTGACTGGGTTCCCATGTAGACGCATTCTGAGACTTAAAGAGAGATCCAAGATATGGTTGGTTTGAAATGAACGTATCAGTTAAAAGATCGACTTCACCAATTCTTGAAATATAAACACTATACTTGGTTGAGTTAGATGCCAAGCAAATTGCATATTCTGTTCCACCTTCACAATAGACGGGAGCCTTAAACTGAACATTAGTTGCAACAGACCCATCTGCAGAAGTCTGAACCTCATCCGGATCAAGGACAATTTCAGAGAATGGAAGAACTTTTGGAGAAGGTACTCCATTAACCATTGATCTAAGTTGGAAGACGACTGGAATATCCATGTCATCTTTTGTTCTAAAGAACACATCACAACTAGTGAGGAAGCATCCTGTGTTATCTTCGACTAAGAAAGATTGTGCAAGTGGATCATACCAGGTAAGAATTCTTTGAGTTCTATTTACTGAGGAAACTACAACTGATTCAACAACTTCTGTTCCAAGATCTCTATTTACATTTCTAACTTGGAATTCATTTTTCAGTTCAACTCTTGCATTTCTAACTGAAATAATATTTTCTTGAACCGTCTCTAAAGTTCCTGTAGAAGCAAATGATTCTTCTGCTATAGTAACCGATTGATCTTGATTATTGTCAATATCATCAGTTAATGTAAATACTTTAGTTCCAGTCTCAAATCTTGGGAAACTCATGATGTTTGGATCAGGAATATAATAACTACCAATCAAAGTAGCAGATATATCAGAAACAAGTCTTGCATTAGATACTTTAGCAATAGCACCACTAAGTTTTCCACGAAGAACCATTCCTTCTTGAACCCAACCATAATATTGACCTTGTGCCTCATTAGAAAGTGAGAACGTGTCAACATTTAAAATAGTTGATGTTGAGGAATATGCAGCAGATAAATCCTGAGTATTGTATGGATTTTGGCGGAAAGTCTTTGTTGCTGCATCATATGAACCTTCTTTGTGATTGGATTGTGCAACTCTAAATCTGATAGATGGAGAATTGGAAATTGCAGATGATCCAGCATCACCAATTACTTGAGTATTTCCAATTACAGTTTCTCCAACCTGAAATACTCCAGACTCCATTGTAATTTCCATCAACTTAGGAACACAATACTTAGAAATATCAACACCATCAAAGAACGCATAAAGTCTTGTTAGTGGTTTGACTTTTTTGGAAACAAACTCAACGTTTCTAGATCTCATGAATGGAATGAGATCTCTACTTACAACTCTATCGCCAACAGATTCACGATCAAATTGTTCAGTAACAATAGTTCTAGTTCCAGAACGTGTTGCAATACCAGTTTCTGTTCTAGTTTGAAGTCTATCTTCAGTGACTGAATCTGTAACTTGTCTTGTTTGAACAGATACAATTCTTCTACCACCAGGACCTTGACGATGAATTTCATCAGGTCCATTTTGAATCACTCTTCTTCTGGTTGATTCTACTATATCAACACCAGTCCAATTAGTCTCCCAAGAGTCCCATATAATAGGACCAAATCCTGTTTGTGGATCAATAGTTCCAGCTTCAACAGCATTATTAAATGTTTCTACATAATTACCTTCTGCTTCAATAATTTTTGCTTCAAGTCTTGCAGTATCTACCCAATTATCAGATGCAGGTGTAAGTTCAAGAGTTCCATTCCAGAAACTAATTAAGAAAGGAGTAACACTCTCAGTTCTAGTAGCAAAAGACTGCTTAATATATTCAACTTCTGCATAATCAAGAGTTAATACATCATTTTGCTTTCTAACATTATTTCCTTCAACTGGAGCAAAATTGAGATCTAGTGTTGGATCTGCATCTACTACAGGTCCAAAAATCATATCAACAGAATTGGTATAATGTCTTGGTCTCAATTCGTTGTATTTTCTATCAATAGCATTATTGACTTTAAACGAATCTTCTTGAGGTAAGAAATCATTAAAATTATCTACAAAAAATCCAGATTTAAATCTATTCAATCCTTCGCTATCTGCAATGAAAAGATTTGCAGTTTCCTTTTCTAGAAGAGAAAGTGTTGTGTAATATTCAAGACTCTTAATTCTATTTTCAAGTTCTTTGATATCTTGCATTCTAAATCTTTTATGTTGCATAAAAGATAATTTTGCATCTTGTGGACTATACAAGTATGCAGGAAGTTCTACTCTACAAATTTCAATTGCATCATTAACAGGATCGGGTCTTACTGGATTGTCAGATGGTGTTCCATAAACAACTTGGAAAGTTCCGTCTTTTGATAAAAATACTCTATCAATTCTTCCTTGATAATATGAAAGGTCTGTAAGAATTGCTTCATCTGAAGCAAGAGCATTTGCTGCAGATTGTCCAGATGCATTAAAGGATCTTCCAAAAAACTCAAGTGGAGATGCTAAATTAGCAGCAACTGTATAATTAGAAACTCTTGGTCTGATATCAATAATATCTGAGTTTCTATAGAAATTTACAGTTTTAATTTCGTTCGTATAATCAAATTGATTGTATGAATTTATAGTTGTAATATCACCATCATCGGTGCTGGAGTAAGATGCGCTTGAAAAATAAACTTTTATTTGTTTTGCTGGAGATGTGGAATCATTTTTTCTTTTGATTCTTCCATAATCATAGAAAGTATTTTCCTGACCAGTTTTAAAAGTATAATTTGATGAAATATTAAAACTTGGAGTTGATAATGTTCCGATCAAAGCAGATGATTGAGACTCTTCAAATTGTACATTTTCTCCTTCAATAAATGCAATTTCGTTTTTATATAGAAAAGTGATTGAAGAATTATTTAATTTTTCTGCAACTATTGCAACAGATCCACTTGTTTGTCCAACTAATCTTTCTCCAACCAATAACTCTGATGTAGTTGTAGAATTAGTGTTTATGGATTGCAAATTTACTTGTGGGCAGGATGCTGCTAATGTATCACTTGATTCAAAAATTCCATGAATTTGAATAATATCAGGAACATTCAAAGAAATGATTTCATCCTCAACTCTAGTTCCAAATGGATAATTTCCATAATTTAATCCATTGTTTAAAGTAGTAGCTCCAATACCAGATCCTTCAAGTTTTGATAAATTTATAATAATTGAATTAACTCTATTTTTAATTTTCTCCTTTGCTTTTGGTTTTACTTTTCTAAGAGTTGCAATTAATGTTGCTCCACTATTATTTGTACCTAAATTTCTAATTTGTAAAGTAGAACCATTTGGAGCAATATCAAATCTATCTCCACTTAGTGTTTCTGTAGATCCATCAGATCTAATTAATAAATATCTTTCCTCATCAAATGGCAGGAAGGTTTCATTAGTATCTGCTACAACTTGAGCAGATAGTTCATTACTTGCAATATTAACTGTAAATGTTTTTCTAATTACTAAAGAGGCATCTGCAAGATTTACATCAGAAACATTTACTTTGGGTAATGGTGTAAATAGTGAATTGTCAGATGAAGGTGCTAATACTGTCGAAAGTGTTTTTAAATCAGTTATGCTTAAAGTGGTAGATGGAAGGAATCCACTAGAAATTCCGGCAACTGCAGCAACTCCTTCTATAGAAACATGAGTTGTTCCTACACTAATAACTCTAGCAACAATAGGATCTCCATCTAATCCTGGAGTGGTATCACTATATTGAATTAAATCATTTTCTTTTACCAAATTTCCTGGGAATGCTGGACTAGAACTTCTAATTGTACTAACACCACCTGAAATTTGACTTACTGTGGCAATGCCAATAGAAAATTTGCTTGATTGGATTACATCTGCACTAAAAGTATTAATTCCAGTTACACCATCATTTGTTCCATATACTGATTTTACATCAGAAAGACCATGTTCAGTAATGGCAATAGAAATTCTTCCATTATCGATTCCATTAAACGATAAATTTTCGTTTGGAATAAAAGAACCACTAGTTTCATAAACTGTAATTGCTGTTCCTGCTGAAACAGAATGTCTTAAGAATCCAGTTGCTCCACTATTTTTTCCCTTAACAAAAGTTGGAATTGATAGTGTATGTGCCTGATTTAAGGCAATATCAGTAGTTGATTGGACATCATATAATGCCAAGTTCCACTGATTTTCGTTTTTATTTGAATTATTATATGAACCAGATTCTAATCTAAAGTCATATACTCTTGCAACACCAATTTCATTTCCAGGAAGAGTTTCTGAACTATTCCCAACTCTTTGATCTCTTAAACTTACATAATATGTGTTGCCAACTCCAACTGATGGCGCTCTGTATACTCGGTTTAACCTAAATGTTGGTCCCGTATTATAAATTATATTTTGATCTTCAATCGTTCTTGTTGTTCTTGGTTTGTCAACATTTAAATATGTAACATTTAAAGTTTCTAATTCATAACCTTTAACATATGCCTTTCCTGGGGAAAGTTTGTATAATGCAAGATCATTAGTAGGAACTGATCCACCAGGAGTAAATTGTCCAGTGTTAAAGATACCGCCATTACCAACTCCATCATTTAATGAGTTGGTAAGAGTAACATCAAAAGGTTTTACATAATAATGTCCAGATTCATCAAAAGTTCTTCTAGCAAGAGTATCTGTCAGATCACTAAATCCAGCACTCCCGCCAAAAATTTGCTTTTTAGTATTTGATTGAAGAACACCATTAATTACTGTAGCAAGTAAAATAAAATTATCGTCATTAAAATCGTCAAGTGCTTTTTTAAAAAGACTTACACTTATTCTAAGTCTATCTGCGCCAGGTGCTGCATAGTTACTAAATCCTTGAGAATTGTCATTAAGACTTTCATCTAAGTCAGCATTAACAACTTCTTCATTTACATATAATCCAATTCTGTAACTAGGTGTATTTGAATATTGATCAAGAATTAGAGTTTCTCTACTTACTGATACAAAATTTCCTCTAATAAAATATACTCCAGCATCAATTTGAAAAGAAGATCCAATATCATTTGAATTTAATTCAATTGATGATGCTATTGGTGATCCTGAAGGAATAGTCGAATTGCCAAGAAGATTTGATGAAATAATTTCATTACATGAAATTTGTTCTCCATCAAAAAATTGTTGAGTTGAATTATTTGTAGTACTGGAAGATAAGTAATTTATATAAAGAGTAAGATTGTTGTTCTCAGAATCTTCTGGTAAAAGAACACTGTCAACAAATGCAGTTACTCCAGATCTTAAACCAGTTATTTTTGTACCAACCAACTGATCCACATAAGCAGATACAGGAACCCCTTGAAATACGTTTTCTAGTTGAACGCAGTAATATAATTGCGAATATCCAATATTACCTGGAATTACTTTAGCACCTTCTTTAAAAAAATGTTGACCAAATTTTTCAATTTGATCTTGCAATATAGACTGTAAACTGGTTAATTCCCTTGCTTGTACTGGATATCCTGGTTTAAATAATACCTTGTGATAATCGTTTGTAGGGTCAAAATCGTCAAAGTAGGGAGCTACATTGAGGTTCGTTTGTTGGGGCATAATTCTTTAGAACTGCAAAATAACTTTTATGTCTTCCTTTTGGTTTGACGATCTTGTTATAGATGGTCTGTTGTCAACGTAAATTATATTACCAGAATGTTTTTTAACCTCTGGACTGGCAACACCACTCGTAAAGGTTTGACCAAGATAGTATGTACGATTATTTATTACAGTAGATATACCTGTAAAATTTTCATCAATAGATAAATTGACACCAGTAGTTGGTGTAATGGTTAATGATCCACCTGTTGCTGGGGAAGATGTAAATTCGGTAAGATCAAATCCATACGTCGGTTGAGTTTGTGCAATTCCAACTGTGGAAAATCCTGCAAGAGATCTATCTTGCCAATACTTAAGAACACCAGTATTTTGGTCATAACTTACTACTCTACCAACAGCTGTTGATCCTGTTGATACTTGCTGAGTGAAGTATGCATCAGCGGTAAATGATGCGGTGCTATATCCAGAACCAACTAGTTTCAATGCAGAAAGAGCACTTGCTTTATCCACAGTAAGAATATCTGAAGACCCAAATTGTTGTGGATTTTCTACTACTCCAACTCTTGCAATTTGATTTCCAGTTATAAAATCTGGATTATTATTGTCATTTTCAATTCTAGAATACATGAGAACATTATACGCTCCCAATTCTCTATAGATATCTGCACCATGTCCACCTTGAGGAGATATTATTACATCAAAGGATGGTCTAGTCGTACCTGTAGGAACTCCACCAGAATCTAAATCAATATTTGCATACGTATAATCAGATCCTTGATTTGAAATTGTCACTCCACTTACTTGTTGGTTTCCATCAATAGTGATAGTACACTCGGCACCAGAACCATCTCCAGAAATTGGAACACGAGTATATGTTGAGTTTGCTGTGCCTAAACCAACTCCCCTACTAGTAATAGTTGCAATTTTAATAGATCCATTAACAGAGTTATCTCTAACGGCTGCATTGTCAGTAGATGTTTCCCAATCACTTGGTACTGGTAGATAATCAGTAGACTCAAATTTGGCAACATCACTTGGTTTAATACTATACAAATATTTCCAAATATATTCGTCCCCACTAGTTCCTGCAGATCTTGGTTCCAAGTCTGTAAAAGTTGGTTCATCTAATGATGATTTTCCAGATGGGTTATCTGGACTAATGCCATTGTGAAGACAAATATAAACTCTAAAATCACTATTCATTACAAAATAATTTGCAGAATATAGTGAAGTTGAACCAGAAACAACCGCAGTATTTGATCTGCTGTAGTCGTGGCGATACATATCATAAGCAGTACCTGAAGACCAAGTAAGTTTTGGAACAACCTGTTTTGCATCAGAAGTATTAATCTTCTTCAGAGCAATCATTGTATCCCAATAATCATTCTCTTGATCAAAATTATCTTTTGGTGATGGTGGATTGACATCCCAATCAGATTGATAATCCGCAGGATTAGTCAGTCCAATAAAAGAATAATATGAGTTGTTGGCATTAGAAATACCAGCAACAAAATTCTTTGCATTTAGTATTCTAATTTGATCAGTTATAATGGCAGACATTTTATACGGACTTTTTTACTTATTTATTGTAGATTAAACATTATAATTTTTAAATTTCAAGAAGTTTGATCTGGTAACCATAGTTGAAGTTGAAATACCAGTTCCTTCAGTATATCCAATTCCAGATCCAGTGTAAGCAGAATATGAATTTAATCCAGATCTTGCTGTTAAATCAATTCTACCCCAACTAAATGAACCAAAGAAGTTTGAAGTAGTTATTCCGGAGAATCCATAATTAAATTTGTCAACTTTAACAAAAACTCTCCTTACATGTGTTGTAATACCAGATACACTTGTAGAAATTGAAACAGCACTAGCAACTTCATAAACATTGTCAGCAAAAACAGTTCCCACTCCAACAATATTATTTGAGGAATCTAATGAAGTAGTTAGTGTTGTACTAGAACCCACATTGGAATGTTTAATTACAAAATAATCATTTGGACTTATAGAACTAATAGTTACTGCAGTTCCAGTAATATTGGAATTTCTCAAGAATGAGTTATATGGAATATGAATGTCAAAGATGAGTTGAGTTCCAATTCCAACAGTTGTTGTTCCAAATCCAACAATTACTCCATTATCTCCAGAATAAGTTAAAACACTTACTTCCTCTTCGACGTATGTTGGAGGTGCAATTAATACTGGAGGAACACTAGTATTTGTATATCCAGTTCCAGCATTAGATATTATTATAGTTGTAACAATACCTGCAGTTATAGATGCTGTAGCAGTTGCAGTAGTTCCTAAACCAACTGCCTGTGCCGTACTTCCAATAGTAACTATTGGAGCAGTAACGTATCCACTTCCCCCATCAGATAATAGTATTGAAGATATAGTTCCCAATCCAGTAACAATAGAAGTTGCAGATGCACCTGTTTTAGATTCCTGAGAAATAAATTTAATTTTATTTTGGAAAGTTAAATCAGTGTCATTTTCATTTTGGGAATTAAAAATGGGTCTTACATTATCAACATAAATTGCCGTTGAACCAATCCCAACAGATTTTGTAATATATGCACTTGGATTGATTACTGGTTCATAAAGTTCCCTATCTTTGCCGACAGGAGTTTGATTGATGAATAAATCTTCAGTTTGTCTACACCAAACAACAGGTCTTTCTAAAGTTACGTCACTTGTATTTCCAGGACCAGAATATGAATTTGTTCCAACTATATCCGTAGATTTGATTTGAGAAACAACTCTTACATCTTCATCTAAAGATCTTGCTTGTCCAATTGAAGCATCATGTTTAATTTGAAGAGTATCTCCCTTCTTAACGGTTTCAATTATATTTCTAAAGATAACATCAGTATCACCAGTTCCTTTGTAAAATATAATATTAACATTGTCACCAAGTTTTAAAGATTCAGTAAATGTAATAATACTGCCACCATTAAATGTGTATCCTTTACCTGGAACTTGAAGTATATCATTTACAAATACAAGGAGAACATCTTGAACATTAATCTTGGATCCCTTTCCGGCAACAATAGAAATAGTATTTCCTGCTAAGGATAGTGGGAAATTTTGTCTAGTTCCATCAATGAAACTTTGAATGTTATCCAAGACTTGGAGTTGACCAACAGACCATCCAGTAAATTCGTCATTAAATACCTCATCAATAGTAATTTGGAATTCATTGGATGGTGTGAAAGATGATGTAGTTGGAATTCCTGTTAGTCCACCTGAAGGTATTGTTAAAATTTCACCATTACCAAATCCATATCCCGTATTTTTGATTGTAAAATCAATAATGCTGGATCCTTGTCCAACAACAATATCAATTACAGCACTAGTTCCCACACCAACAGCACTGGATGCTGAATATTGTAGAGGAATATTTGAATAACTTAATGGATCATCAAATACAACAAATGGTTGATTCGTTGAAGTATATCCAGATCCTGGATTTGTAACCGCAACACTTACAATATGACCGTTACTAATAGTAGCGGTTCCAATAATCTGAATGTTGCCAGTTCCTGTGCTAGAAGTGCCAACACCAACATTGACTACAGTTTGAATTCCTACTCTATATCCAGAACCACTGTTTCCTATACTAATGGATGATATTGTTCCCAATCCAGAAACAATAGCAGTACCACCAGCAGAAATTAATGGTTGATATCCAAGTCCAGCATCCGAACCAACCGAAACAATAATTCCACCTTTAGGGAAACTTGATATTCCAACATCAGGACCAAGTGGAACTGTATTGGTTCCTTGGAAAGTAATTGAAGAGATTCCTGATGCTTCTGTGATCACATATTGATCACTCAATCCAGGTGCTTGGAAAACATCATTAACTAAAATAATTGCATTTTCTGTGGAAATTCCAGTTATATTGTTGCCGCCTTGATTTAATGCAAATTCTTTTGAAACTCCATTAAACTGGTTTGACACGTCATCAAAAATGTAATTTTTGTGATAAGACTCATCGGAGGTATTTTGAACTCCAGATCTCATAAAACTTCTACCTTGGAAACTAGAACTTGTTGATATTCCAGACCAATCTCTTTCGTCAGGTGGATTTGTTGTAGATCCAATTGGAACATTTCCAAAAGGAGCTTCTACAAAATTTAAATGGTTATCGACTATATTGTAATTTCCTGCAATTTTAGTTACAAGTGTTCCAGTGCCATAACCGGATAAAACAGTTCCCAACCAAGGTCTACGAACTCTAATTCTATTCGTACTTCCTATACCAACACCTTCTATCTTCATTATTTCATTACCAATCTGAATAATATCAGATCCAAAGAAAGATGTTATTCCACTAAATTCAATCACATTATCAACAACTCTAACTTGATTTGCAAGAGTAGTTGTTACTGCTGTAGATACAATTGGCGATTGTATAATATTATCAATAGCAACAATACATTTTGCATTTTGATTTACCGCAATAAATCTGTGAGAAGTTCCAATACCAACACTTTCAAGATCAACTACAACTGGAATAGATTTGAGAGCATTTTCTGGACTTGTTGCAATTTTAATTATATTGTCATCAATCTTTACTGCATATAGATTTTCATCTGGCAGGAAAGTTGTGCTTGCAGCACCAACAAAACTTGCCGTAGCAATTCCAATTGCAGAAGAAGCAGTGCCAACATGATTGTATCTCAGTTTTTCTCCACTTACAAAGAAGTGATTTGGAATTTTAATTGCATCAGTATCAACATTAATTACGTCAGTACTATTACCTAAGAAATATCTTTCAAAAATTGGTTCGGTTTGATGCGTAAGCATAAACTCTCTCTTGATGTCAGATTCTGTTCCAAAATATTCTCCAATAGAATCATCAATAGAACCATTAGTAAATGATATTTGAGTTGGCAGTGTAATATCTTCATTAACAGTTAATGCATTCATAAAAACATTAACAACAGTATTAATACTAGCATTAGGAGTAAACACTAATGATACAGTTCCTGCTGTAGAGACTCTCGATCCAAAAGTTCCAAGACCGGATGCAGTTTCAATATTTGCATACTCTGTCATAAAAGTATCATAGGATCCAGTTACATCAACATAATCATCAACGACAACTATCTCAGACATTTGAGTAGATGAATTAGTTGTGTCTGTGACCTGAACTATAAAATATGCTCCGTCAAAATTATTATCATATTCGCAAATAGTAGTAATTCCGGGGGATCCTGATGAGGAAATGCTTGTAGTTCTTCCTTCAAGTTTTGATCTTCTAAGATTGATTGTCCCAATTCCAGTAAATGTATCACTGGAAAGTCCAACAACTACGGTATTAATAGATCCAGTAGTTGCAATTCCTACAGCTGTTGGAATAAAATCAACCTTTAGATTTGATCCATCAATATATGCATGATATGTCCCTAAACCAGTTATTGAATATTCCCCAATACTTGTTGATAGTCTTCCATATTCAAGCATCTCTACATTATTAGAATCATGTATGATATTAAGTTCAACAGCCTCAAATTCACTATTCTGAGATATATCCGGATTTATATTGACAAGAACTTTTGCACTAGTGTAAGTATCTCCAATTGATACGATAGTTTTTGTTGTATTTGATGGAATTTCAATACTGTCGGTATCAATTAAAACTACACCACCAAGACTGGTGCTTCCTGTACCGAGAACAGAACCGTCTAAAACATATGATAGTGTAGCAACATCATAATCGTTTATTGTTGATCTAATTGGATGGAATTCTAATCTTCCATCAGATCCACTCACTGAGAAGTCAAATGACCCCTGATCATATTGAGTTTCGACTCTAGCATATTGATTAATATATCCTCTCGAATCATCATGCAGAATATCGACAAGCATTAATTGTCTCTGAGCAACAAATCTCTTATCTCTAATATAAGTGATGTATTTTTGGAATCTCTTAGATGAAATTGGGAATGTGTCAACAATGCTAAAGTCTGTTGGTCTTGGATTGCTATTAAATTGACCACTTATATCATCAATAACTAAAACTCTATTTCCAACTGATTCGAAGAAGTCCGTTAAAATTCTATTAGAAAATATAATTTCATTGGATATAAATTTGGAATTTTGAATTAGATTATTTTCTTTAACCAAATCAAAATCATACACGCAATTTAGACTTGCAAATCCATCTAAATTATTGACCACATTTAAGTAAGTCGATGCAGTCGTAAGTCCAACTGACATACTATTAGTATTAATAGTCTCTAATTGATAATCAGAGAATTTTTTAAATCCTAAAGTATGATTAAGACTAGAAACTGAGTCTTCCCAAGTATTATATGAAACTTTTGATTTTAATGAATATGAGAATTTTTGATAATAAAAACTATCTTGAAGTTTTTGAATATCTTTATTTAAGAATCCAGTATCCTTCTGCCATCCTTTAATTGATTTTGAATATGAACCTAAATTGGAATATGTGTCAAAATATTTTATAGATGATGCAATTCCTTGAGTTTTGGAAGTTGATCCTTTTATAATTTCTCCAACAGAAAAATTTTCATTGGAAGAAACTCTAAGAGTGACAACTTTTGAATCCCAACTATCTACAATTCCAGTTGCAGAATCTGAGGTTACAGTTTCACCTACGCTAAAATTATTTGTAGTTAATTTTGTTTCAAATATTGGAAAATGCTTCTTAGCAAGAATCTTTCCAGAAGAATTTACTACATCAAATGTTCCCGGAATTTCTCCACTAGAGATGAATTCTGACATATTAAACGAAATATTACCAATACCTCCAAGATTTTCTGTTACTCCAGTCAGAGTGTATAATTTATAATCATATTCAGAAGAATTAAATCCCTTTCCTGTAGATCCAACTCCTACACTTACATTCTCTACTAAAACTTTATCTCCTATAGAGAATGGAAATGAATTTACGGTACTAAACCCAACAGATAAAGTTGCCGTTGCTATGCCGGATGGCGAATGATAAGATATCAAATTAATTCCAACTCCAGATCCACTTTCTGTGGGGATGATAGTTGGACTTACATTGTTCATTCCATTTGTATTTTTAAGAATTTCTATATTAGATTTTCCTACTATTACTTTTAAATCAATGTCAGAAACAATTTTATTAGTTCTACCATCAAGAACTACCAACTTTGGTGGAATAGAGAAACCACGACCAAATGATGTAATACCAATAGATTCTATAGATGCTAAAGATTCTATTTTTATAACTTGAGGTAAAATAGTTTTTGGATTTAGTGTTTTGTCTGAAGGATATTTAAATCCAATATCCTTCAGCACTAATGACTTCATAGATCCAATTCCCGTTCCAAAAGTTTCAAAAATAGCACCATTACCAGAACCTGATATTACTGTGGTTATTCCAGGTAATGAATAATAATTTGATCCTGAGTTTGTAATTGATACTTTTGAAATTTGTCCATATGTATGAGTACAATCTGTCTCATAAGAAACTGAAGATGCTCCATAGGAAGATTCTTCCGGAACATTCTTAACACTATAAGTAAACGATGTAGTTGTGCCTACATTTATAACATGTTTTCCATTATAACCACTTTCAATTATACTTAATTGATTTCCAGAAATAACTTCATTATCTACAAAAACTCTTTCCTTAACTTCTGGGATGTTACTCTCAGATAAAGGATGTAGTTTGTAATACAAAATTTTGGGTATATCATTATTGACTGTTAAAGTTGCTTTTGCTCCAGCAGTTCCAATAGTTCCTTCTTTCACATATTCGAAATTTTTACTATTATTTGTTTTATTCCAAGTTTTAGTAAAGTTTCTATCCGTATACAAATTAAATTCAAATGCGGAATATTTTGTTCCTTGAGTTGTATATGAAAGTGATTCGTCAGATAAATCAAATTCGACTGTGGAATTTTTATACAAATTAATTAATGGATTGATCGGATTGATTGTTCCATTAGATGCACTTGTAATTCCAATAATTTTGGGTTTTTCTTGAATTGAATCAAAATAAGTATTTGATAATTTTATTATATTATTATCAACTTTGACAACATAATACATTTTTTCATTCTCTAATCCCACAGAAGAAGAAGTAGAAGTATGAATTACTTTATCACCATTATCAAAACCATGAGATGATATTGTAATACTGTCAGTAGATGTGTTTACTCCTGCAGTTGCAAACCCAACTGGATTGACAACAAGTCTAGAGTTATAGTCATCATACTTTACAATTATTGTTTTTGCATTTTGTGGATTAACTGTTACAAAAATATTATGCGGGGAACTAAGTCCATGAGTTTCTGCAGTAGAAACGGTGACTAAATTTCTCTGAACTTTTCCAGTAATAACATTATAATTTGTTGAGAAACTATGAGTGTCTCCAGTACCTACTGTTCTAAAAAATAATGTGGATGAGTCTGTATTTGCTCCTCCAACAAAACTTCCAGTAGTTCCAAGTCCAACTCTTACAGTTGCAATTCCAATCAAATCTTCAGTTATTTTTGCAACAAATAAAGTTTGACCATTGGATAATGTTGTTCCAACTCCAACATTGGTTTCATCTTGAACAATAATACCATTTCCACCTGTTCCTGGTGAATATGTTAATTGATCACCAGTATTTAAATTGTGATTTTTTATGAAAATAGTTTTTGATGGAATAACTACTTGAGTTGCACCAGATCCTGGATTTGAAAATACAATTGTTGTTACAATACCAACACCAGAAGTTGTTCCTAATCCAACAGAATTTGATGGATCAAAATATATTTGCTTGTTTAAGGTATAATTATAATCAGTCCTAAAACCTGCATTAATTTTAAGTTTTCTTGGACTTTCATATAAGTGCTTACCTATCGTGTGAGAGGTGCCTGTAGTACCCTCTACTGCCCTTAAAACTCTAATTCTAGAGGATAGGGTATCGACATTCAATACTTTAACTTTTTCTGTTCCAATACTTAAAATATCATTTTCTCTAATATTTGGATATATCAAATCTCCATTAACTCTAAAGTATGTTACTATACCTGTAACACCGTCAGTTCCTATAGCTACTCCAGTGCTTCCTATTCCAGCAATTGTTAATCTATTTGTAGAAATTCCTGCAATATAAGCACCTTCAATCTTAGATGAAGTTGTAGATAAACCTGAAATTGAGATCGTATCTAAATTATTAAAATTGTGTGGATTATTTGCAAATATTAAATATTCCCCTTTAATATTTGAGGGGTAAACTTCAACATTTTCTATTATACTTGAAGCAACACTAATATTATTTGCAGACCTTCCTTTTAATCTACTAACCCTGGCAAATGCTCCATATCCTTGAGTTCCATTATTATTAAATACTAATTCATCATTTACTCTATATTCATTACCACCAGTTATGATGCCAACACTTGAAATTTTTCCAGGTGTTGTGGATGAAACCGTTGCTGTTTGATTCAACTTGTTTGGGATATAAAGATATGGATATCCTGATTCATCCTCAATTAAATTGAGTGGTTGAGTGTTTCTTCTCCAACCATTTTCTTCAAGATCATAATCATCTTGATTTGAACCCAATTGATAATTAAATTTGTTTGGAACTGATTTGTAATTTTCACCTAAAATATATGGAAATACTGGTTCTCTATATTTTTTAAATACTCCAGAAGTAGAAGAAAATTTATCATTAATAGTAATAAAGTATGCATAAGTTCCTTCCGGATAATCAGGAGTTATGCAAAATCTTCCATTATTTTCATCAAGAACTGTTTCGTCAGAAACTTCATTATAAGTATAATCTTCTACAAAAAATCCTTCTGGGAATATTGATGTGAGTGGTCTACCTTCTTTAATATCAAGGGTATATCCAGATTTCATCTGGGATATCACACCTCCAGATTTTTTTTGATATGCATATGGACCATAAATTGGATTTCCATCATAAGCAAATCCAATAATTGGAGAATGTTTTGATGAAGGTTCTTCTATACTATTAACTTTTCTTAAATCAAATTCACCATAAAGAGTAGTTCCATCTTGACTTACTGAATTAACTGTTTCTCTTAATGTTCTCGGAGCATACGCATGGGAATATTGTAATCCAAATTTACCATCAACTACAATTCCATCATCTTTAGTAAAGTATGATGAGTACTTGCTATAAAGATTAACTCTCCACGATTTTAAGTTTGCCTTGAACTCAGGTAAAACTTCAGTAGAACCAGAATTGATTACATCTATACTAGTTGTATCTTTAGAATATCCAGCTCCACTTTCGATAACATTGACTGCAGTTAAAGAACCATTTTCAATTATTGGAGTAACAACAGCGCCAATTCCAGTTCCATTGATAATAAGATCTGGAGATGAAAAATATTTGCTACCAGAATTTAAAACAATAACCTGAACTATTTTTCCATTACTTATAACTGGTTGAATCTGGGCGTCAATTCCAAAATCGATAGTTATTTGTGGTTGATGGTCGTGGTTAATGATTTCAGATGATCCATATCCAACACCATTATTTTCAAGATGTACTGAAGTTATTTCTCCTCTAACAATAGGTTGAATAGATGATTGAAAAGTTTCTAATCCTATTGACGATATTCCAACTTTTCCAATAAGAGTTGTTGAAATTTCTGGATAATTAAATATGTGAGTTCCAACGCCAACAGAAGTTATATTGACATATTGATTTGTCCTATAATAAAATTCCAAGTCTGATGCTGGACCAACTTCTGAAAGATTAAAAGAATTTGCATCAATTTTAGTTACATAGTATTCGGTATTTGTCGAAAGACCAGAAGCAATTGTTCCTTCATGAGTATATTTTACTTTTTCTCCAGATTTGTAATCATGATTTGAAATTAAAACTAAATTCGAGACTGTGCTAATTCCTGTAGATGCCGATGCAGTTCTTTTTTTATTTTCATATCCAATTCCACCATCGACAATATTGATAGAATCAACTATTAATTTTTTATCTGCCGATTGTAGGGAGTGTTTTCCAAGACCATATGATGTCAGATATACAGTATTGATTCCGCTTATGGCATCACCTTGAGTATTGTGTAATCTAACAGTAATATTATCAATTGTAGAAACAAAATATGCAGAATTAGTTACTATTCCTACAATTCCATTTTGATCTGATGTTTTATAAATTACTTGTTCGGCATTTTTAAATTTATGGTAAGTAGAAAATCCAATTCTAGATTGAGTTGCTGCAGTACCAACAATTACATTTGCAGATGCAGTATCTGCAAAAAATTCTACATTATGCGTGATAGATTTCATATTCACTCTACCAACAGCACCTGATCCATTTCCTCCAGAAATTTTCAATACAGGAGTTTCTTGATAATCAAATCCGGGATCAACAATCCTAAATTCCTTTATAGAACCAGATACAGCAACATAACCAGTAGCTCCAGTTCCAACTGAATCTTTAATAATTAAATTTGGAACATTTATTATATCAATATTTGACCCTTTAGAAAGAACTTCTATATTTTCAATTTTACCATACTTAATTATATCATTTGATTTATAATTTAATATTTCAACTCCATTTACAAGAATACCCGTAAATCCAGGTTCTGTTTTACTAACAACTCCAGTATCAATTGGAGTTGATATTTTTCTCAATAATTTTTGCGAGGTTAATGTTTTGCCATTAAACTGATACGGTTCAATTAAACTATTGTTTACAGTAGTTTCTTCAGTAAGAGTTTCAAAATTTGAATTGAAAATATCAGATCTACTTTTTGCAAATTTTACTGCAGATCCATCTATTCTCTTAATGAAATATAGTCCATCATTAAAAAGTCCTGTACTACGAACTTTTCTAGTTGAAGAGTTTCCAGAATCGTCAATATAAGTTTCATCAACAATTTGTGCAGAATAATATACAGAATCTCCTGTATAAAATCCATGTTCTTTTCCTGCTAAAATTTCAAATTCACTTCCAGTAAAAGTTCCGGAAAATGTAATTTTTCTAGATGATACATCTAATGGTTGTGAATTATAACTCGGTATAGATGGAGATGCTATTAAATAATCTTCGGAATTATTTTTATAAACATTATCAATATCAGTAGAATAAGTAGAAATTTCTGGGAATGTATTTGAAGATGCTTTTTTTATATTTCTTTGAATTTTATAAGTCAAATTTAAATCAAGATCCCCTTGACCTGTTACTAAAAATGTTTTGTCAGATATTACATCGATTATATTAGTTCTTTTTCTAGTACCATTATTTAAAATAAATTCAGCAATATCTCCAGGTTTAAAATTTGGAATAACATTTAATATTACTTTATATGTTTTAGTAGAAGAATCAAGTAATATTAATTCTTTTATTTTATAAAGAGGTGCTACATTATAAAACCATTTATTGGTTTTTTTATTATTTTCCGAAATACCAAGGGTAGAAATATTAATTTTTCCACCTTTCAATAAATCAGATGTATTTGTTGGCAATTCTATTGTTTTTAAAACAGAATTAATTCTTACTTTTATTATTTCATCTTGATTTAGAGTAGATCTTCCGTATGAAAATGTATTGACTCCAACTGTGGATGCATTGAGTATAGTTCCTGTTAAATTTGTAACATCAAAAAATTGAGTTAATGATTTGGATGTATATGACACTACACCCGCAGAATTATCTTCATAATTTACATACAATTCTCCTGTAGATCCAAATCCAACAGTTGAGTCAACATCTAATGAAGTTGATCCTGAAGAAAACTGTCCAATAACTCTCGTAGAGGGTTCTACTTCAAATTGTCCATATAAAGATCCATCTACACTAATATCTCTGTTATATCCACCATCAAAACTAATTTTATAAAATGTCTGTCCATACCCAACAGATATTTTTTCAACATCTGTAACTGGAGCATATGCATTTTCTATGCCACTGCCAAATTTATACTTACCTTGAAATAGGGTAGCATTTTGTAAATTTATTGGATCTCCATCAATAGATTCTACTACCAGATCATTGGTAATTCTATATTGTGCATTTGATGGTGAAATCAAAAAATCACTAGGTCTTATAATTTTTACATCTTCATTGTATAGAGCTTTAAATAATATTTCAAAAGAAATATCTGTTCCTTTACTTAAGTAAAAATCTTTTGATTGTTTTAGAAAAATATTTTGATTCAATCCTGAAGTTAAAGTTCTAGACTCAAATCCAGGTAAAAACTGATGTTTTGTTTTTAGTAAAAATTCCTTTAAAAATAGACAACTTAGGTTATTAATAATAGATTGATCTTTATGATCATCAGATTCCGTTTCTGCAAATACAACTTCCTCATTATTCAATTCACTT